CGATTATCTCATGTCCGCCCCACACGGACACTTCCCCTAATTTGTCCGCCACACACGGACACTCACAGACACAGATGTCCTCTGTACGCGAACAACGGACAAAATATTAGTGCAATATACACAACTATCACTGGAAATAGATCCAATAATTGTGCATATTGCACTATGAAAATCAGTTATTTTGGAACATTATGTTCTTGTGTCCGTGTATGGGAAACACATACAGGGGTGATGTTTTCGAACATGTGTTCTATGAACAATATGGACTTTGAATAAATCTAAATAATGATATATAATAATGTTATCAAATGAAAGAGAGGTGAACAGATGACAGACTACGAAGAAAGCTACAAAAATTATCTTGCATGGCTCACACCTCGTGAGCTATTGCAAGAGTACAAGTTTATGCGGTTCCCGTGGCGTTATCGGGAACGAAAATGGATCAAAGAAGAAATAGAAAGTAGGTGTGTGTACTAATGTTGGATGCGATTTTGTGGTTTGGTTTTGGAGCTATATTAATTTTTCCGTATGGAGTTTGGTGTGGGGCAAAATGGTCAGGAGGATATAAGAAATGAAAAATTATTGTGATATATGTTTTACATGTAATGATACTGAATATTGTCATTTATGTAACCAGTCAGAGATTTGTTCCGAATTTAAAAAGTGTTTTGATCATAAGCCTTATATAATGTGGGGTGCAATGGCAAGTTTTGACGATATCCTGAGATGTGTAGAGAAATGGAGGTTATACAATGAGCAGACCACTAAACAGTAAAAAATCATGGTATAAAGTGTATATAAAAGAATTAAATACACCGAACATCCTTAAAAGTCAGTGTAAATACAAATGTGATTACCTGCTAGTGCAGGCATACACAGGTGCAGTCGCAATGGCAATCGTACAAGACTACGTTGTCGAGTTTGAAGAAAATTTTCGTCCTGTATACTACAATAAATTAGAGGGAGGTGTTCCGATTGACAACAAAAAAGTCTTATTTGAAGAAGAAGAGTAAACCGCAGGGATTGCTCAGGTCAAAAGACGATTATACACCGCTTGCGTTGGAACTAACGTGGGATATGAAAGACGTAAGAAAAGAGTATTCTCGGTTAAGATCAATCTGGCGTAAACGTTATGAAAGATTACTGAAATCTGACTACAAAGATATCAACCTTGTAAAGGATCGACCGATCCAACGTTACAAACAGTTGAAAGATATAACAAGTGATAGAGAAATCTATCACTTGTTATCTGAACTGGCAACTATTATAGCATCAGATCGAACCACAGTAACAGGATTGAAAAAACAGGAAAAAGAACAGATGCAACACATCAATGATGTGTATGGAACAGAGTTAAAAACGCATGAGGATTTACTAAATTTTGGTAGATTTATGGAACAGCTTCGGGATTTTGCTTCGGATCGTATATATGATTCAGATTTTGCCGTTGAGTTATATTCTGATGGTGAAAAGCTGAGTACAGGCAAAATGTTAGAGCTATATAAGGAATTTCTGAAAACGGGATCCCGAAACATTTCAAAATTGAAATCTGTAATAGCAAAGAAAGAAAAAGTAAAACGTCAGAAAAGGAAAGCAGGTAAACGTAAACGTAGGAGGTAACACATGGAAAATCTGTATACAGTAGATACCTATAACTTTAATAGAATACAGAATTTACCATGTTTACATGATACTAGATCTAACAGAGGAAGTAAAAAAGCAAAGGGTTATAAAAATTGCCTGTGTGCTTTCGATATCGAAACAACTAGGTTGGAAGATATCGAGCAGTCAATAATGTATATCTGGCAGTTTTCAATTCTTTTTCTTGATGATTTACATATTGATACGATAATTGGAAGAACGTGGACAGAATTTGAGTTATTTCTTGATAATCTTATGAATGACGATAACTATGCTTATTACATGATTTTTGTACACAATCTTTCATATGAATTTCAGTTTTTGCGTGGTATATATACATTTTCACCGGATGAAGTTTTTGCCATAAAATCACGAAAAATATTGAAATGTGAAATGTTAGAGCGATTTGAATTTAGGTGTTCATATCTGCAAACTAATATGTCACTAAATACGTTTACCTCAAAAATGAAAGTAAAACACCAAAAATTATCAGGTGAAAAATTTGATTACAGTAAAAAACGTTTTCCATGGACAGAACTAACCGATTATGAAATACAGTATAGTACATACGACACAATCGGACTAGTTGAAGCAATGTATAAACGTATGATACTGTCGAATGACAATCTATATACACTACCATTAACATCAACCGGTTATGTACGTCGTGAAACGAAAAAAGCAATGTATGGATGGGCCAGAAAACACAAGGATATTTTTCCGACTATAGATGTTTTCGATCTGCTAGAGGAGGCGTTTCGGGGCGGAGATACTCACGCTAACCGTTATTACTCAGGAACCGTGATACGTGCAGATGGTAAAAATATTCTAGGAATCGGTTCATATGATAGGTCATCCTCTTATCCTGACGTTGTGTTGAATTGTGTTTTCCCGATGACACGTTTTGTATATATCGGATCAATAGATGAATCTGATATAGATAAGAAACTGGATAGAGGAAAAGCACTCTTATTCCGATGTAAAATAACAGGTATTGAGCAGATCGACAAGTATTACGGGGCTCCCTATATTTCATATTCAAAATGTAGAAATGTTTCATGTGAAACACTTGACAATGGGCGTATTTTAAGCGCTGAATATATCGAAACAACGCTTACTGATATTGATTATGAGATAATGAAACATGAGTACAAATGGAAACATTTTGAAATAACAGAGTGTTATGAGAGCAAATACGGAGCATTGCCAGAACCGTTGAAAGACATTTTCCGTAAATATTATACGGACAAAACAGAATTAAAAGGTATAATAGAACAGGAACTTTTCTACAACTTGCAAAAGGCATTGCTTAATGCCTGCTATGGAATGATGGTTCAATCACCCGTGAAACAATCATTAATATTCACAGAATCGGCAGAAAACATATATACAGTTGATGAAAATGTTTCACGTGAAACATTACTCACTAAATATAACAGAACAGCTTTCTTGCCTTATCAATGGGGTGTTTGGGTAACAGCATGGGCACGCCTGCGATTGAAAGAGGGTATAAACATAGTTGGAGATCGTTACGTTTACAGCGATACGGATTCAGTAAAATATATAAAAGTAAGAGGTGATAATATTGACGAGTTATTTGATAGATACAATTCTGAGAGAAAAGAGCAAAGTATATCCAATTCCGCATACGCTACAGACCGTTATGGCGTTAAACATTATATGGGGGTGTATGAATTCGAGGATACGTATACTGAATTCTCCACCATTGGTGCTAAAAAATATGTCTATAGAACTAAAGACGGAAAATTTCACGCAACAATCGCAGGAGTTAATAAAAAGCTTGCACCAGATGAGTTGGAAGAACATGGAGGAATTGAAGCCTTTAAAATTGGTTTCACCTTTTTACGATCGGGAGGAACTGAAAGCGTGTACAATGACGTTCCTTATGGGGATTTCACCGTGGAAAAACATGTTTTAAAAATTACACAAAACGTAGTTATCAGACCGTCAACTTACACTATTGGAATAACAGATGAGTACCGAAGGATTTTGGCAGACGCAAGAACATTAAAAGAATTTAAAGAGACGTTTGACAAAAATTAACATATGTGTTATAATAATTCATGTAAAGAGATATTACAAGGAGGTGAGAATATGAAAATTACACGTTCATTAACAGTTAACAAGATTAACGTTATCTGCTACGATCCTGAGAATAAGTGCGAGTTTGTACAGGAAGTTGGTTTAATCGGGAATCTTACTGATGAGCAGATCAGCAAAGAGATCAAAAAAAGAAATTTCGGCATTGTTATTGATTGGGAAAGAACATCCGAAGAAACAAAATTATACGGGATGGATGCGGAAGTGTTTTTAAAAAATGCAATCATTATCAAAGAAAAGGAGAACTAAATCATGGCAAATAAACAGTATACTATCATTAAATCCTCGGGAAACCTTGATACTTATTCAGAATATGATCTTATTGAATCACCTGCAATCGTTTCACTTAAAAACGTAGAAAACAAAGGACTTATATGTGTTGGTGCGTGGGTTAAATATATCACACTTGATAACAGCGGAAATAAAATCACCTGTATTTCAGTGCAGGACGCAAACACAGGAGATGTATTCTCCGGTCAGTCAGTAACTTTCCGTGAATCATTCGAGGATATTGTTGATCGTGTTTCTGATATGGAAGAAGTCTCAGATATGTTTTTTATCGAGGTTCTTCACCGAACATCAAAATCAGGTCGTGACTATCTTAACTGTGCGCTTGTTTCCCCAGATCGTGCGTTAGCCCGTATGGGATATCCTGAAAAGAATATTCCTATGCCAGAGCCACAGAAATAATATGTTATCATTTTATGAAAACAGCGGATATCTATCGATACCCGCTGTTTTAGGATATGGACAAAAGTTCAATTACATCTGGGGCGGACGTGGTACGGGGAAAACTTACGGTGCTCTTAAATACTGTATTGAGCATAAAAAAATTTTCGCTTATATGCGATCATTGCAGACACAGATTGATATGATTAAAATTCCAGAGCTTTCACCTTTTAAAAAATTAAATCACGATCTGGGATGGTCAATATATCCGAAAAGTGTCGGAAAAAATATTGCGGTGTATTATAACGCAGAAATTGACGAAAATGGTAAAATAAAATATACTGGAAATATACTTGGTTATGCTATAGCATTAAATACTTTTGCCAATTTACGAGGTTTTGATGCATCAGACGTTGAGATAGGGATATATGATGAGTTTATCCCTGAAAAACGTGAACGCAGAGTTGAAAATGCCGGATATGCTTTTAAAAACGCATATGAAACAATGAATCGAAACCGTGAACTCGAGGGTATTAATCCAATACAGTTTTTATTGTTTTCCAATTCCGAAAGTTTATCATGTGATATGTTTATTGAAAATGGTTTAATGGAAAAAGTATCGAACATGGATATTAATAAACAATCTCTGTCTATTATACGTGATAGAGGTATTGGACTTTTTAACTTGTATGACTCGCCGATTTCTGAAAAGAAAAAAGACACAGCTCTGTATAAAATGTCTGGATCAGATTCAGCATTTAACAGGATGGCACTAGGAAATGAATTTTATTCCGCTGATTATTCAGGAATTAAAAGCATGAACATTAAAGAACTGATACCTCTATGTAAAATGGATGCTATTACAATATATCAGCACAAGAGAAAAGACTTAATATATGTAACACGGCATAGCTCTGGTACACCGCCAGAATATTCCAATACAGACAAGGATGTAAAAGCTTTCAGACGAGATTTTATTTATTTATGGGATATGTATTTATCAGACAAGGTACTGTTTGAGGATATCACAAGCAAGTCTCTATTTGAGATATATTTTAAAAATAAATATTGACTTTGTGCTTTATATCTGATATTATCTGTAATAGAAAGACAAGTGTTCGTGGCACACGTACAACACGTTGGGAGCGTGGGATCATAATGATCCAATGTGCATGAGTATGTACAACTCAAGAATTTGTAACACTTAATCTTTCGTCACATATGCAGAGTGTCAAAGCCTGCATATGTTTTGTTTCATGTGAAACATTTCTCACCTTTCTTTAATGTTTCACGTGAAACATATTATATGTTGTGCTAAATATAATCAATGGAGGTGAAATATGGACGTTAACTCGTTATCAACTCTTATCAGTAACATTGGTGTGCCTTGCGCTTGCCTTATCGCTACTTTCTATCTCTGGCAGAAAGAAACAGACGCACACAAGGAAGAAATGAAAAACATGATAGACGCACTCAACAACAACACTCAGGCACTAACCAAACTCACAGACCATATTACAGGAAGTGAAAAAAATGACGATTAACTACAACAAAAATATCAGAGGTGTGTACATCGTCACAACGAACACAGAGCCTCTGATGATCAGGGCAGAGCCTAGTACAGACGGAACAGTTATCGCAGAAATGCCAAAAAACACGAAATGCATCTGTTTAGGATGTTATTCTGGAAACTGGTATGCAGTCACTTACGAGCATGACGGTATCATTTCCACAGGCTTTTCACATAAAAATTATCTCAGGAGGGATTACAAAATATGACATTAGACAACTTAATCACACTTATTTCAGCGGGATTCACAAAAGACGAAATCCTCACAATGTCAGGTACAGCAACCCAGCGTGCCCCACAGCCCCAGCCACAGCCACAGCCCCAGCAACAGCCACAGCACCAGCCACAGCCACAGCCACAGTTCTATCCACAGAACTATCAGCAGTCACAGACACCAGTGCAGGGTGTACAGGGATATGCACAGCAGTTTCCACAGGGATATCCACAGGCACAGACACAGGCGCAGTTATATCCGCAGACACAGGTACAGCAGGCAAGACAGATCGGAGATCAGAATGATGTTCTTTCCGCACTGAAAAGTCTGACTAGTGCAGTACAGAGTAACAACGTTAATCTGATGCAGAACGCAGTACCGAAACAGGTTACAACCGAAGATGCTATTGCAAGTATTATCAATCCACCGAACTATGAGGGTTTGACAGGAGGTGAAAAATAATGGCAAATACATTAACTTTTGATCAGATCAGCACAGTGCTGAATGATATCGTTAAACAGGCCACAGGCGTTGAAACTATGAAAGCAACGAACACAAGCTCTTTCGTAGCACAGGCACAGACAGCGTTACTTGTGGGTAATGACAGGATTATGAACAGCATTTCTCAGGTATTAGACAGGACGATCTTTTCTGTACGACCTTACAATGCTAAATTTAAGGGGCTGAGAAGAACTACACAACAGTGGGGAAACCATGTGCGTAAGTTAGGGATGCTGGACGATGATTGGGAAAACGATCAGAGACAGCCACTTGATGATGACACAGCTGTCGATATGTACAAAATCAAAAAAGGTAAAGTTTTACAGACCAATTTCTACGGCGGTCAGGTATTCCAGAGACACAGGACTTATTTCAGAGATCAGTTGGATCAGGCGTTCCGTAATCCTGATGAGTTCGGGCAGTTTATTTCCATGTATACTCAGAACACGATGGATATGATCGAACAGGCACATGAGAGCATGGCAAGAGCGTGCGTTGCAAACTATATCGGAGCTAAAAACATCTGGCAGGCAAACGTTACGGCATCAACAGAGGGATATACTGGAGAGCACGTTGTTAAGCTGCTAACCATGTATAATAACGAAAACGGAAGTACGTTTAATGCGGACGATATCCGAAAAGCGGACAACTTTCCGAGTTTTTACCGTTGGGCGTGTGCGAAGATCATGACATACATGGATTTCTTCACTGAGAGATCGACACGATTCCATGCTAACGTTACGGGAAAAGAGATTGCAAGACACACACCTCTGAGGATGCAAAACATTATGATGTTCAGCCCAGATCTTCATACCGCTGATACTACGGTTCTGAGTAACACGTTCCACGATCAGTATTTGAAGATTGCAACAAATGAAAAAGTGAATTTCTGGCAGACGCTTGAGAGTCCTATGGGTATCAATGTTACACCGAGTTATATGTCGCCTAACGGAAGTGTTGCAAAGGGAGAAGCTCAGGTTATGAGTAATATCTTTGCTGTGCTGTTTGATGAGGAGGCTATGGGGCTGTCCACTATCAATCAGTGGAGTAGCACGACACCTTTCAACAGTGCTGGTGGGTACTGGAATATTTACTATCATTTCACAGACAGATACTGGAACGATCTGACAGAGAACGGACTTGTTTTTGTTCTGGAATAGGAGGAAATAATGGCGGTAACAGTCAATTTTAAAACGGCAAGCAAAAGAGTTAATTCTACAGGAGTTGTCGGCGGTGATGTTACCGCCGTTTCCTGTAATATTAATGAGCCATGTTCTATTGAAAATCCACAGATCATTTTAAGAAATGGTGGATCGGCGCCGAGTTGGAATTACTGCGAGATCAGTGAATTTGGAAGATCATACTGGGTGGAGGACTGGGAGTACAGAAACAACACATGGATTGCACATTGCGTTGTGGATGTGCTGGCAACGTACCGTGATACGATACAGGCAAGTAATTTGTTTTTTATCAGAAGCTCTACGAGTTTTGATGGGGATGTGATGGACACTCTATATCCAACGTTGTCAACACCAGTTAAGAAACGGACAGTTGTTAATGATGGTTTATTTCCGGTTGCTGAGTATGGTTTAAATCAGGGGTATTTTGTTTGTGGCATTGTGGGGGAGGATGGACTTACAAATTTTTATGCTTTTATTCCCACTAATTTTGCAGATTTTTGCTCAAAGATATTTTCTACTCTTGACTGGGCGAACATCTCAGGTCAACAGATCACAGATAGTTTGCTAAAATGTTTGTTCAATCCGTTTCAATATCTGACAAGTGTTATGTGGTTTCCTTGTGAAAATGTTGGCGCAGGAAGTACGCAGGTTTCAGAGGTTAAGTTTGGTTTTTGGTCTTGCGATGTGACTGCATTGAAGTTGGGTAATAAGCCTTTTTATAGCAGGTCTTTTGAAATGCCAGTTTCACAGCATCCGCAAGTTTCACGTGGAACATTTCTCAACGCTTCACCGTTTCGCAGGATTCAGTTAACTATTGACCCGTGGGGTACGTTCGATATTGACGGAGGAAAAGTTGCAAGTGCTGAGAGCGTAACAGTCAGCGAAACTATTGACTGTATGAGCGGAGTTGGTGTAATGTCAGTGAGCGCAGGAGGTGTTACGCTGTATAGTGGATATGCACAAATTGGAGTTAACATACAGGTGAGTGATTTACGGGCAAATATCATTGAAAGTGGAAGTAATTTGTTAAGTAGCATCGGGAATTTATTTTCTGGTAATTTTTTAGGAAGTGCGTCAGGAGTTGCAAATGCGGTTGAGAGTGCGATACCGGATGTACATACAAGAGGTGTTAATGGCACGTTGTTATCAATAGCACGTATACCATATGTTATTGAAACTTTTTATAAGATCACCGATGAAGATCGTGCAGACAATGGCAGGCCCTATATGAAAAACGGTACAATGCAGGATTTAGGCACTGGGTATTACGTTGTTGAAAATGGAGCTATCAATGTGAGTGGAGCAACCCGAAACGAAAAAGAGCAGATCAAGCAATTCCTTGAGGGGGGTGTGTATTATGCGTAGCTTTCCTGCTAGCAATATTTCAATGTTCGTTGCGCTTATGACAAGTGCTAACTCAGGCCAGAATCCATGGGGATCTGGTGGAGCAGGCGGAATCGGTGGGTTGATGCTACAAGCGTGGCAATGGATCGTTGACCGTTGCAATGCTCCCGATGTTGGGTATAATCAGGACTACAGAAATGAACAGACTATCAATGGAATAACTTACTATGATTGTAGTTCTTTAATCTTTTATGGGCTAGGGCATGCAGGTTTTGAAGTCAATTTGACAGCGTGGCCTTTTACCACAGAATCAATGCCAACGATACTGAAAAATCTCGGTTTTGAGGAAATAATATTACCTGCCGATTATACTGATTTTAAATTTCAAAAAGGTGATATTTTATGGATACATGACACATCACCCGGAGGTCATCAACATACAGAAATGATGTACGATGATACGCACAGCATGGGAGCGCACAGCAAACGTCTCCCACTTCCAGATCAGGTAAGCATTAACACCTATACAGTGTGGGAAAGTACTATACACTATTGGAGAGTGTACCGGTGGCCTTTCTCTGGTGGTGATTGGCAGGTTGGCGGAAACAGTGAGTATTTTGGAGATCCCACAGCTAACCTGTGCGGAAACAATGAAAAAGCCATAAATAACGCAACTGTGATTTTAAATTATTTTAAATCTCAGGGGTGGAGTGTAAATGCTATTGCAGGACTTTGTGGAAATATTCAACAGGAAAGCACTTTCAATCCGGCACTGATTGAAATTGGTGGTACTGGACACGGGCTTGTGCAGTGGACACCGCCGACTGATTTATATAATGTTCTTGATGTGCTGTTTGGAAATCATGATGATTGGTACGATGGCCAAAAACAGTTGAGCGTTATTTTTGCGGAATTTCAGCAAAGCTCTGGAATTAAAAACTGGGGTATCGAGCCACAATGGTATAGCACAAGTGCATACCCTTTAAGTTGGAGAGAGTGGAGTGTTAGTACACAGGATGCAGGTTACCTTGCACTTGCGTTTCAGGCAAATTATGAAAGACCTGCTAGTATACATCAGGAACGTGCCGGATATGCTAGAGCGTGGTTTGATTATTTTAATAGCTTATAGGAGGTGAATATATGTTTGGATGTGATACAGGTGTTGGCGCTCCTGTGATGTATAATTATATCAATCAGTATAATAGTAGCATAAGCCCGAGCACTAACCATTGCAAAAATACTCAGTTATTTTGGTATTTTCAGAGATATTTGTTACAGAAAGCTATTTCCGTCATGAAATGGGATGTGCCCGACAACTGGGATAAGGATTATTTTTTATACTGTTTGTATTGTTGGGGTACAGTTGCGATCATTAACACTGATAAATTTGGTGTAATCCCACAGGGGTGTACGCTCAAGGGGTACAATGTTTTTTACAGGCCAGCTCAGGCGGTGATTAGCAATCCATTGCTAAAGGGCGTGATTGAGCCTGTGATTGGTGAGCAGTGTGTTCTTTTCAAGTGTACCGCCGACTATGGTGGGATCATGGATCTTGTCGGAAGATATGCGAATGAAATGGCTATTGCTATGGAATCTCTGGACATGAACGTAATGAACAGCAAGCTTGCGTATGTTTTCCGAGCAAGGAATAAAGCGGGAGCGGAAAGTCTGAAAAAAGTCATGGATCAGGTCATGAGGGGTGAGTTGGCTGTTTTCTATGATGAGAAATTGAGGATTCAGAGAGGAGATCAGACGGAGGAACCGTGGGATTATTTTGTTAACAACTTAAGACAGAATTATATTGCGGGTGATGTTCTGGACACTCTGAGAAGATTGGAAGAACTATTTTGCACTGAGGTGGGTATTCCCTCTGCCAGATCAGATAAAAAAGAGAGAATGATATCTTCCGAAGCTGAAAGCAATGATGTGGAAACTTCAACTAGGATGGAAATGTGGTTGGATGGATGGCAGAAAAGTTGTGCAGATGTTAAGAAAATGTTTGGTGTGGATGTAAGTGTGAATTGGAGACACGATCCGAATACGAAAAATGTTTCACGTGAAACATCAGGAGGTGATGATGAGTGAGTTTGTTAACCGTTGAGGGATTATATAATTATGATGACACGTTATTTAACGGTTTTAATGT